GCGGGATTTACAATAGGTAGATTAGTATCTTGTGCCATTAAATTTTTAGTAACCTCAAACGTTCTGTTAGATATGTTCTTTCAATTGCAGGCAAATTAGGATTGCTTAGACGACTGTTTATGCCTTCTAATTGTGCTTGCCTATTATTGGAACTAGTACTTGATTTTTGATACTCAGTTGTATCACTTATTTTATTTGATGAACCTACACTGCCATTGCTGTTTGGTATTAAATTAGCAAATCCTATACCTGCAGTTGATGCTGAACTAGGAGTACTGGTAAAAGATGCATTTCCTATACTTTGCCCTTGACTACTAATAGAATCATTTGTTCCGTAATTAGTTACACTTTTTATAATATTATCGGTAATAGATCTTTTAATGTTTTCTCCACGTTGTCCTGCTTTTCCTATAAAGGGAACAAGTATATTACTAGTGGGTTTTTGTCCTGTTAATAAATTATTTGCAACTTTGCCTAATGCTGTACTTATTACACCACCAATTGATATGTCAGTTAAGTTATCAAAAAATGTACCTTGACTGTTAATAGTTGCTTGACTATCTGCATTGAAAAGATCATTAGGACCTTGTCCGTTAGTGTTAACTAATTGTCCGTTTACAAATGCAAATCCTGATTGATCACCATTACTAAGATCACTTGTCTCAACATCGTAGTGTATTTCTCCAAATCCTGCAGGACTTGTACTATTGACAAAACCAGTAGCATACTTTACAGTTTCGTAATTTAACGACATTGTATGTTCCATCAAATCTGCACGAGCATAGTCATGATTATCATGGTTAAAAGCAGTAATAATAGGATTGATTAATGTGTACTCTGCAAATTTATGATTGTGCATACTGTATATTTTTATATTCTTAAAAAACCGTTTTGCACCTCGTTGCAATCCCCATTGTTCTTGTGTTCTATTTGCATATCTATCCTGTGTGTTATAACTGTTACTGTCTAAACTATATGTCGGATCAGCACTGTAGAACACATAATACTTGTGCCAAAGATTTCTAATTAGTTCCTTTACATCGTCATGGAAGCGGACTGTTACTGGATTATAACTAATCTTATGATGAGTTTGTACTTGTCTGTTGTATTGATTATGTGTTTGAACATCTATAGCATATGAAGGAAGGCTTACACTTTTTACAAGTATAGGCATTTCAAGTTTTTCTACAGTATTAAATAATCCTGCTGCTTCTGCAGTAAACTCAAATACCACATGAAAGAGATGACCATGTCTTGGTTGTAACTCAAAGTTATTGTCAACAAAAGTGCGCGATGCATGTGTGTAGTCGCGCATTGTGTCGTTTGTATCAAACGGGGATAGGTTATTATTTACACTAGCCCATTGGAAAAACTCCTATTAGCCAGTAATAGTTTGACCTAGTGTTCTTGTTACACTTGCACCAACGCCATCACCTAGTGGTGATTGTATGGCATTATCAAATCTAATTGACATTGCAACTGTTGCTGGTTCCTGACTTGCATAATTCAAATCACCATAGTTGATGTTCTGAATAAAGCAACCGTATAGTTCCCAAGTCTCAAGTACAGTTGGTGCATTTGCGCCGTTTCCACCGTCTAGTACTTCAAAACGTGTGATAAACTTGTAGTCAATACCTGAACTAGCACTGCTTTGCTCCATCATATCAAACTGCTTCTGGATTTGCTCTCCGCACAACTTTGTTACGCCGCCGTTAACATCGTCACGTAGATTAACTGTAACTAAGTCCCATTGATGCTTGCCTACCAAATACACTCTGCTGTTGTACACAGGAATTTCAAACTCTTCAAATGTGACACTAGGGCGTGTAATATCCATAACTTGTTTTGTCATTTCTGTACGAGGACTACTAATACCAAAGTTTTCAAAGCTCGCTCTAAAACGATACTTTAGTTTTGGCATTAACAAGCCTTGACTTGCTGCGCTCTGGTCGCTGTCTAATGGGACAGTAAATTTGCTTAATGATGAAACTGACATGTCGTTTCGCTCCTATAATTATTATAAAAGTATTTATCTAATTCAAGTCATAAAAAATGAGGGGCATTTCTACCCCTCAATTTTGTTAGTTTTTACTTAAACTGAGCTTGCTGCTGCTACGTTTCCGCTTGCAATTTCGCCAGTGTTCTTAAGTCTAATTGGAATAAAGATAAACTCTGCAGCCTTACTAGGTTCAATAGCAATGTCTACATAAAGTTCATTGCGATCAATTCTATCTGCTGTATTGTTAGTCTCATCACAAACTACCAAGTAATCAAATATTCCACGCTTTGCAACCAAATCGTTTAGAGTTTGCTCAACTTGTTGTTTGATCTCATCTCTAGTAATCTTATCGTTTGGTTCAAAGACAAAGCCTGTTGCAATATTCTGCATCTGCTCTCTAAGAAAATTTGTTAAACGTGCTACGTTAATACGATCTAATGCACTTGTACTTGCTGCACGAGTCTTGTTACCATAGTTCTGTATACCGCCTGAGGTAAAGAATGCTATAGGATTAACTCTATTAGAATACAGTGTATCTCTTACACTTTCTCTAACATTGTCATTAACAAAAACACCTGTTGCTGCATTGATAAATCCAATACTTCCAACGTTGTCTACTAGTCCACGTCTTGTACCTGCTGGTGCAAACCACTGGAAACTAAGATCATCACTTCTCGCAATAGTTCTAAGCATCATATGACTTGGTGGAACAACTACTGTGTTCCCTGATAGGTCGTTTGTGCTACCACTTGGATAGAAAACTCCCAAGAATGCATCACTAGTTACTAGTCCATCTTCGTTGTTGTCACTTGCTGCTGCAGTGTTTGTTGACCAGTTTTCAATAGCAGTGCTTGTTGATGCTAGTCTCATTGGACTATCTCCAACTATGAACGCTGTATTACGTCTATCATTGTTAAGTGATACCATGTTAGAGATAAGTTCTGGATAACCTGGTGCTGCAATAAGATTAAAGGTTCTTGCATCTTCACGCAATGCTGTATTTGCATCTAGTGCTGACTTCATTGCTGCTACAACAACTGAACGCTGTGCTTTACGTCCAAATGTGCTACCACTTGAAGTTACCCATGCATCTGTCTCTGTAGGAAGTGTTGGATAAAGTGAGGTATCACTAAAGTTTGTTCTAGTAAAGTAAGCACTACGGAAGCGTTTAATACCATATGAACTACGACGTGTGTTGAACAATAGCATACCACGTGGATAAATGGTTGGATCTGGACGGTCAAGGTCAAGAACATCACTTGTAAGTAATGTTGCTGTAGTTGGAATATCTCCAGTTACAACGTCTGTTGTTGTATCGCCCATAAAACGTGCATCTCCAAAGAGAATACCATCTTCTGTAGTTTGATCTGTCTTATCTATTAGTACCCATGATGCTTCACTGTTAACAAGTTGGCGTCTATAAAGTACAGGATAGTTTTCAAGGTCACTTGTGTCAATCCATAAATCACCGTTAACTAGTGCAGTATCATCACTTTGTAGTGTTGGTGCTGTTGTGCTAAAAATGACACCTGCAGGATCTGTGTTTGCTAGTGCAAAGCCACGTGTATCTGTGATGTTTTGATAGCCCTTCCATGTTGTACCATCGTGTACTAGGATGTCTGCTTGAAATCCACCATGATACCAATATGTAAGATCTGATGGGTTACTGCTTGGAGCACTGATACTTGCAGTGTATGTATCTGCAATCCAGTTACTTAGGATTAGGTCACTGTTATTACCTGCTCTAACCTGCTTAGTAGTAACACTTGTTGAAATACCTGCAGTTGCTAGTGGTGTACCTGATGTATCTTTTAATAGAATTAAACCGCCTAGTGCGTGTTTAATTTGGATAGCACCTGAAGTTAGTATACTAGCACTAACACTTGCTACGTTTGCACCGTTAATATCACTTGCTAGTGTTGTAAGTGTTGTGCCACTTAGTGTTACTGTAACTGCACTACTAAGCGTAACACTATTTGCTGTACTTGCCTGAATAGTAAACGTGTTATTTTGGGTAAGTGATGCTGTTGTGTTAGTACCAGTTACTTCTAATGCTCCTGAAACGTAACGTTTGAACAACTTGTATGTAACAGTATCATCTTCACTTACATCATACTGTATATAGAAACTACCTGCAGTAATGTTACTTCCACCGCCTGTTGCATCTAAGTTCTTTAACGCAGTTTGGTCATTTGTATATGCATTTGCTGTACCTGCTTCGAAGGCTGCACTTGCTGTACTAAAAGTGCTTACGTCTGCTAAAAATCCAAAATTACTTGAAGTTGTTTTAACCCATATACTACCTGCAGGGCGTGGAACAGTATCAGTTGATTTAAACTCTGGTACATTGTAATGTTCTTGTTGTGCAACAACTGGTCTTGCATATGTGCCTGCTGTTAATCCGCCTACAGTAAGTATTGAACCTGATGCATTTGCAAGAATGATCTTACCATCAGCAACAGATCCGTTTGATTCTGAAAGACTGTTAGCATAGATTTCAATCTTGCCATCAACTGCGGCTGCAGTAACACCATCAATGCTTGCGTTGTTAATACTAGTTGCAAGATTTGCTGCAGTTGTTCCACTTAGTGTAACTGTGGCTCCGTTAATAGTAATTGAGTTACCATTTACATAAGTTCCGTCTGCTACTGTGCCAGCAATTGTAGGATGTGCAATCATCCATGCTGCACTACCTACTAGTACCCATGCATTACTGCGATTTTTGTAGTATACAGGATTACTGGTGTTTGTTGCAACCAATGCATAATCACCAATTGCACCAATTGAAGTTTTCGGAACACCGCCTGTTAAGTCTGTTGTACTTGTAATTACTGTTGGAACTTTGTTAGTGAATATACCTGTACTTTGGTTCCATTCAAATATTCCCCAGCGTGTGTCTGAACTTACATCCCACCATACTGTTCCGTTTGTTGGATTTCCTAGTGGACGACTTGTACTGCTGTTTAATTGTGCAAGATCAATGTCTGCTCGTGTGACATAAGCACGGTTGCTTACGCCTAGTAAACTGTATGCAGCAAGTAGACCATATTCATTAAGTTCAAAACCGTTAATAGGTGTACCTGCGCTAGTGTTAAAAAATGTTGGATTACCGAAAGTTGCTGTTAGTTCTCTTTGACTTCCGATTAGGAAAGTTTCACCAGCGTTTGCTGCAGTTGTACCTGATGCAATGCCTGTGCCTGTCCCACTTGTTTTGTCTTGTGCAGTTGCAACAACAATCGCTGCTACTGTTCCTGCGGCTGATGGAGCATAGTTACTTTCGTCAATAACGGTAACTTCTACACCTGGTGATATTAATGCCATGTTTTTCTTCCTTCTATGCAAGGTTATGTGTTATATAACTATTTATAAGAACACCCTAAAAAACCCCTTATTTGTAAAATCCCTTTAAAGGTGTGTGTTAAATACACTATGAGACCTACTTGTGAGACATGTGGACAGCGTCCTAAAGCAGTAAATTACCGCAAGGATGATAGAGTTTTTTATAGAAAGAAGTGTGAGCAATGCTCAAAGTTACACAAGCCTGTAAAGCCGCTTTGGGTCGATAGTGGATATAAAGTAAAAAAAAGTTGTGAGGCTTGTGGATTTAAGCCAGCGTTTCGTAGTCAAGTTATTGTATTTTTTGTAGATGGAAACTTGACTAATGTTGATAATCGCAACTTAAAAACTGTTTGTTTAAATTGTAATGCTGAACTTGTTAAAACGGGATGGTCCCGAGGGTCGCTAACACCTGACCTCTAAGTGCCTGTATACTTTCATTGTTATGTATAATCTCATCAAACTTGTCGTTTGTGTCAGCCCACTTCCATTCACTAGTATGAATATCCTGCGCTTCCATTAATGAAGATCCAGTAGTGTTATCTAATACAGCACTACTCCACCATTCTGGAATTTCACCTCTGCGCACCCACCAGATTTCTCCGCCAATGTCGCGGATCATATCTTGTTCATTGCGAAAGCGCACATCAGGAACTACATAGTTGCCTGGATTATCTAATATTTGTTTTTTTAATAGGCTTACCCAGACTCCGTCATAAAAGCCATTACGCATACAATCAGTACCAAATAACTGAAGAACCAACCGAGGAGAGATTTCCATTTTCGTTTCATCAGTCCAAAAGTCGTCTCGTTTTTCACGCCACTGTCTTGAATCATCTGTATCTCCTTCGAGCATTGCTCTATCCCAACCAAAGATAGTGCTTACACCATCCTTAAGTTTGTCAGCAAAACTTATTTTTTTAAATCCTTGATCGACTAGAATATCAGCGACAGTACCTTTACCAGATCCTATCAGTCCGCAAATTCCTATAATCATATATGCCTCTTATTAGCCAATAATAAATGAAAGTGGATCACTACCGTCAACATAGTTGCGTAGTTCTTCGTCTAGTTTGTCTATTTCAACTTGTGCTTCTGCTTTAAGTGAATCACCATTAAGACTTGTGCCGCCTTGTGGTCCTGCAATAGTTGAAAACTTTGAACGTGCTTCGCCAAGTGTATATTTTGCAAGTGCTAATGAGTAGTCTTGTATCCAAGGACCAGCATGTCTATCCTGTAGTAATCTGCTTTCAGGACGCAAGTTATAAGTCCAAAGAACAAGTTGTTCACCGCTTGCACTAAACTTACGCAATACAGTAATTACTTTAGTTACAGGATTAAATTCAAAGTTTACAAAGCCACCAAACAATCTAGCACTTAGTTCTTGATACTGGTAGTACATTTCATATGTTGCCATACCGCCTATACGACCACTTTGCAACAAGTAAGTGTTTTGAAAAGCCGCTTCAAATGGCTCAAACTGTGTACCAGAATCATTTGATCCACTACCAACACTGCGTCTGTATACTTGCCTAACCTCTTCAATCTCATCTGGTAATGTATATTCCTGCTGTTCTTCTACAATACTTAAAAATGTATACGAACTTTCATATGCATTTTGGGTACGTTGACGAAAACGTTTTACTGCTTTGTCAATACTATTGTCATAGTGTACCGGATCAAGTTCAACATCTACCATGCCATCGCCTAAGCGAAAACGAATGTAATCTACTGTGTCTGATCTTAATGATGCTAGTGTTGTTGCCATAGTGTGTTCCTGTTCTTACACACTATTTATTACTTTACTGCTTTAAGGATAATAGTATCAGCATTAAAGCGTCCGTTCATTTTTGTTTCAACACCTTTTATATTGTCTAAGAATTTACGCAGTTGCACTTTACCACTTTTGTTAAACTCTGCTAATTGCTGTTCTGGCTTACGCAATGTTTTTGCTACACTGGTATTAGTATTAAAGAACTGCAATGTAGTTCCTTTAACTTGAAACTGCTGTCCTTCTTCTGCAACATATCTACCGATCTTGCGTGTCTTAACGTTAAACACCCAAACTTCTGTAGAGCCAATAATATCAACTGGATTAATAGAGGCTACCTTATACTTTTCGTCGGTTTTACAATACTTCATTTTTGCAACCAATTTGTCAGCACTCTTAGGCTTGGGTGATCTTGTTTTACGAGATGCTTTACTTTCTGCTGCAACGAGATCACAGGCACCTAGTATACCACCAAATAGTGTAACACCACGTTTAATTGCGGCTTTATCTAAGTGTGCATATCCTTCACGCAAATCCTCGTCTTGTTCACGAGCAGGTTGCTGTAACATAACATACTCTGCATGTACGCCTTCGTAAAAAGCACGAATGTGCCTAGCGTGTGCTTGATTAACGTTTAGTTTACGAAATAGTTTTACAGGATCAAGTCCTTTAAACGTATTAGGATTACAGATGAAGTCATCAACTACTTCCTCAA